GTATTAACTGTCGGTTTCTAGTAACAAAGTTCGTGCCGTAAATGCGCCACCAAATATACCTAAAGTTTGCTGGTACTTGGCAACCGCCAGCGCCTAGCCCGCCACAACCAGGGCTGTAACTATAGTCGCTGCCTCGTACTAGGTTTTTTGGGTAGCCCAGTACTGGTATGTCTAATGCGCCCATTACTTAACCCCCGTTACTGCCATTGCTAGCCTAAAAAACTCAAATGCTATGTTAGTGCCTGCGCCTGCGTTTATAGGTCCTACTAGCTGTGTGTACTCGTAGTTAGTAAATGCAATAATTAAATTAAACCCGTCCTCTACAAATAATGGGCTGTCGGCCTTTTTAAGTTCTGGTAATAAGTTTATGCCACTATCAAGCATGCGATAATCGCCACCCCCGCTGGCCATGTATATAGGGTAGTCCTTGCCGCTTATTTTTTTCCAACTCGCCGCTAGTTCCTCAAAGGTGTAGCTAGTTCGTGGTGTTAAAAAATTATTGTCTGTAAAGTCGCCTATAGCAAATATAACGCCTAGCCCGCCCTCTTCCTCTGTGCTACCCGTTGCGTCTGTCGCGCTGCGTATGCTAAAAAAGTCAATATACATCTGTACAATTTCGCCAAAGTGCGGCTGCAATATTCGTAGGCTGTTAATGCTTTGTACTGTCGGCGTTACTGGGCCGCCATTAATGCTGTCAATACCAACTAGCGGGCAAATATCGCTACTGCCGCCGCCATTGTTAGTAAACGCGCCTACTGTTAGGTCGTATTCCGTAGCGTCCTGGTAGTTATGGCCAAATATATTAGCCCTTAGTGTTACGGCCTCGCCTCGTACTTGTCGGTCAAAACCACCCATAGCCCTAAGCTGGTCCTATGGCCGTCCAATATAGTCTATCTGCCGCCCTAGCACTGTTTGTTTTTACCATAGAAAAAGCAAAACCAGTGGTGCTTAGTGGCGTACCGCTACCTATTCTAGGAAAACTACTATCTGTTATAAGTTCTGTCCCAAAAGTAACAATAGGCGTTGCGCTAAAAGCTACTGGAAAAGTTACTGTTGTGTCTGCGCTAACGCTACCAACACTACTGCCGCATTGTATTAAAATGTCTGCTGCGCTTACATCATAATTAGTAGTCCCATGTTGCGCCCAGTTAGTCGCGTTACCGCCCTGCCTGCGGTAAACTACTCCACGCGCTAGTTTTTCTGCGGTTACTTGGTCTGCGCCAATGTGTCTAGTAATTATTACGTCGTCCTCAAAACCAGTACCTAAGTTAAAACTACTGTCGTTACTTCCTATTAAGTTCCATTTAGCTGTAGTAGGCTGTTCACTAGCTACAAACGTAATGGCTGTATAACCGCTACTTGCCATATTATTTTATCCTTTCAAGTTTAAATGTTTCGTAGCGTTCTACTGTTCCGTCTGTTTCATAGTCCGCCGTTTGTTTAATGCCTGCCTGCTTTAGCTTAATAGTCGCCTGTATCTGTGCGCGTTCAAACGGGCTACTTGCTGCAACTGGGCCGCTGTCTTGTACTATTGCCCCGTCTGCGCCTTTTACTATAGTCCGTTCCTCAATCTCGCCCTGTTCAACTTTGGCCAATATCGTACTATTGCCGCAACTACACTGGTAGCCATACATAGGCGTATTTTTTGGTGTAACGTCCTCGCGCCTGCGTACGCTTAAACAAAGGTCCTGGTAGGTGTATAGTGTCCGCTGCTTGTCGCGTAATACTACGCCGTCCATTTTTACTGGCGCAACTTCGGCTGCAATAACTCGCTTACAGTTCATGCAAGTAAGGCTGTATACCTCGTTAAAGGTATTTTTATAAAACTCTAACATTGCCGCTACTTGGGCTTTGTCTTGTTTTGGCTGTGTGGTTTTCGCTTTTGTCATAATATAATTTCCTATGGTCTTACTATACAATACTTAGCTTTACGGTGCTAGGTAGTCGCTGCCGCCAATCAAACTAACGCCTATAGTAAAGTATTCGTAGGTGCTGCGCTGTTCCAGGTCTAGCGTCTGTTTTAACTTTCCATTTTTGGCCACTTCAATAACGTTGCCAACTACAACCATTATAAGTTCGTCGCCGCTGGTTTCCTCGTCAACGGTTACGTAATCGCCTAGCTGTATGTGGGGTACGCCAAATACGGTACAAACTAGCCGCGTCAATGGCCCGCTAAATAACTGTACGTAAATGTAGGCCAGGGCGTTTGCTGTGCTAGCGTCCTGTACCAGGTTATTATTTATTTCTATAACCTCGCCGCTATTGTCTGGGTTAATGCCGTAGTCGTCTATACTGGCCTGGTCTACTTGTTCCTTGCTGTCAACTACCGTAACTTTAGCTGGTATGCCGTAAAGCTGCAATTTAGTTAGGTATACGTTCTGGTCGCTACTGTTTGCAAAGGTCATGCGGTAGCGTTCGCCAAATAGGTACACGCTGCTAAGGCTAACTGCGCTTGCTGCGTCGTCCCCGCTGCCGTCCTCATTGTAATTGCTTTGCCAACTGCTGCTAACTGCGCTGGTAATATTTACTGGCGTAACCACGCTTGACGCTGGGTAGTTTCCTATATCGTCCCTAAAGTCTGCAAATATCTCTAAGCTACCGCCTGGCGGCAATGTATAGGCCTGGCCGCTTTCCCATAGCTTATTAAAGGCTGCAATTTTAAACGGCTTTGCCACTACTATTGCGTCGTTAATTACTGGCGTGGTGTCCCAGTCTATGCTAGTTAGGTTGCTGTAATCAAAGTTCCAACGGTTCGTACTATTACTGTTTAGGTGTAGCCTGTTCCAAAAATGTATAATGCCGTCCTCATCAACAAACATTAACGCGCCCTCTGCCTCGCAAAGTTCCTTGAAAATGTCGGTTACTATTTTGTCCTGTACCATTAAATAACTAATCGGCTGTTGTAAACTGGCCTCTATAACATACTGGCCGCTAGTAAAACCCTGTTCGTCTAATAGCGCCTCTATAATATCGTTAGCGCTAGTGTCTGTAAATACTTGCAAGTCGCTTTTTTTATTACTCAAATATTGCAATGCGTCCCAGGCAATAATTGTAGTTTTGCGTTCCTTTATAGTACTGCGCGGCAATTCCGTATAACCAGTAAATAGGTTTACATATTCGTTATTTATTCCAACGCTTAGTTTTATGGGCCTATCTGGCTTAATGTAGTCGCCTATTACTAGGTCATAGCCTGGCGTATAGCGGTTGCTACTGTTTAATAACGTAATCTCTGCGCTAGCCATTGTAACGCCCCAGGGTTTATTGCTGGTTTTTCTGGTAATTTTATAGCTTTCCAGATTGTCGGTTTCGTTGTCGTACTGGTATTTATCAAAAAATGTAACGCTGCCGCCCGCCCCCTTAATCAAGTCTGGCCCGCCAATCTCACTTACGCCAATCTCAAAAAAGCTGTATGTAGGGTTTATTATCTTTTCCCAGGCAATCAAACAACCCGCGCCCATTGTTTTAAATGGGGCTGCTACGTCGGTTTCAAACTGTCCGCTAACGCCCTGCATATTTAAACTTCCTCAATGGTGGCCTCGCAATCAACTAAATAACTCTGGCCGCGCCAATAAGGCGTGCTGCTAAAGGTGGGTAGGCCAGTAAATGCAAACTCGCCCCCAGTCTTATTGCTTTGGTCGTTACTGTAGTCAACTGCTGCGCCGCTGTTTAATAATGTATTTAGGGCCTGGTACTCTGCAATACTGCAACGTTTCCATTTAATAACTGCAAACTTCTTTTGCCCTGCGCGTATTCGCTGTTTGCTGCCGTTAATGCTAGTTTGTGTGTCCTCGTAGTTTTGGTATTCCTCAAGTAAACCGCCCTCTGCGTTCGGTTGTTTTATTTCGGTTGCGTCAATAGTTAATGCCATAATTTACCCTCGTAATGCGCCTAGCTGGTCCATATTTAGGCCCTGTGCTTTTACCGCGTTTTTAATCTGTTTAGCCATGTCTACCGCGTCGCTTTGGCTAAACTGGCCTCTACCGTTATAGTTTACGTTAATGGTTACATTGTTACCACTACCGCCGCCCATGCCGCCACTAGCCATTGCTGCTTGTGTAGCGCGGTTACTTACAACCTGTGCGCCTGCTGGTAGCATAACTGCCTCTGGTCCGCTTTCGCCAACTATCGCCATACCCGCGCCGCGTACACTACCGCCCGTATACAATCTAGGTATTGTTCCAATGGTAGGCGCGCCAGGTACTTTGCTGGCCACGCTATTTACTTTTCCAATAAAGCTGTTTATTTTATCTATAACCCAATTTATAGCGCCCTTAGCCGTCTCTTTAATGCCCTCTATCGCGCCGCTAATGCCGTCTGCTATTCCGCTGCCAATTTTGCTAACAAACCCGCTTATGCGCCCCCAAATGCCGCCAAACCAACCAACAATACTGTCAATGGTGCTACTAACACTATTGCCAATACTGCGCATAGTGCCGCCTATCTTACTCCAAATAAAGTTCCATACCGCGCTTACTATCGCCTTTAGCCATTGAAAAACGTAACTCCATACGGCCCATACGGCTTTAAAGTAGGCAATTATGCCGCCAATTACTGCGCCAACTACGCTAAACAAAACTCTAAATATTGCTATACCAAAGTTAATTACCTTAGCTAACACGCCGTACCATACGTTTAGTACGTTAATAATTACCCAAATTGCGCCTACTATCGCTACGCCAATTATTATTGCCAGGGCTTTTAATATCGGTATAAGTACTGGGCTTATAAAGTTCCAAAGGTTCATAAGTGCGCCAAACAGTTGTTGTACTGTTCCCCAAAGTTGCATAATGCTAGGTCGTAAAAACTCCCAAACCTGTAGCAATAAATTAAATGCCCCTACTAGTCCGTCCTTAACAACCGTTGCAACTTGCGTTAATACTGGCTTTACTGCCGCCATTAAGTTACCCCAACCGCCCATGCTGTCTGCAACCTTAGTTAGAATAATAGCTATTGCTGCGCCTGCGGCCATAAATGGTAGTAGTGGCGCAATCACGCCCCAAATGCTTATTGCAACGCTGGCCAGGGCTGGTACTAATGCGCCTAGCAATACGCCTGCAACCAACGCCCCGTTTTCTTTAACCCAAATAAACGCGTTCTTAATGCCGTCGCTAATTTTGTCCTGGTTCTTTGCTATAAAGTCGCTTACGCCGCCAATGGCGTTTTTAAGTAGGTCAAATATTCCGCTACTCTGTACTATTTCTGCCATTGCAATAGTAACGTTGTCTTTCATATTGCTTAGTAGCTGGTTAAATGTTCCCGCCTGGTTCTTAAATGCGTCTGCAAACTGGCCGCCTGCGCCGCCCGCTTTAGCAAACATTTCCTCTAGCATCTCAAAACTAACCTCGCCTTTGCTAACCATTTCCTGTATGGCCTCGCCGCTTTTGCCCGTAGTTTCCGCTAGCATTTCGTAAATAGGTATACCCGCAAAGGCAAACTGTTTAATGTCCATTGCGCTAGCTTTTCCTACTGCGCCAATCTGCTGTAGGTTAACTATAATTCTGTCTAATTCTGGCTGGCCTTTACCCATAGCGCTTAGGGCCTTACCAACGTTTAATAGCATGTCCTGGCTGCGGTTTCCGTCTTTAGTAACCGCTGTCAATAGTTGGTTGGCCGCAATAAGTCCTGGTAATTCAAATGGTGTAGCCGCTGCGTCCTTTTTAATGCGGGCTATGGTGCTGTCCGCTTTGTCGGCGCTGCCCAGTAATGTAATAAACCCTTGCCTGCTGGCCTCTAGGTCGCCCGCTATTTTTGCCCCATAACCAATAAAGCCTGCGGCGGCTGTGGCTGTTGCCGCCAAACCTACTGCAAACTTTTTACTAGCGTTTGCTGCCTGTTCTGCGCTATTCTTAACCCCTGCCAGTACACCACTTGCCTGGTCCTTAGCGGTTATAAGTATTTTTATAATGTTATCGTTCATGCAACGGCCCTTTTTGCCAGGTTAGCGGCTTAGTTTTTTGGTCCGTTGTTTTCACTTTTCACCTCTTGCCTCGCTGCCTCTAATTTATCACGTTTTGCCTCTTGTTCCCATACCGCTATAGCAAAGTTAATCGCGTCTAATGGTTCTGCAGCAAACTCGGCCCAGGTCATTTTAAACTTTTCTCGGTATCTAAAGTACGTTAGCTTGTCAACCAGTCCCGCGTATTCCTCTTTAACAACTGTGTATGGTTTGCCGTTTTCGTCGTGTTCCTCTCGTACTGGGCTAATTTTATGTACTATTAAGTCCTTTAAGAGGCTTTGCCTTTTGGGTCAACTTTCCCCATTGCCTCTTTTAGCCATGCGTTAACTACTTCAACGTCTAAATAACCTATGTCGTCTGGCTGCATGGCCTCGGTCTTAGTTTTACCGCCGTCTAATTCAACTAGCCAAAAACCCTTTACAAACTTTTCTGCAAAAATTGCGCGCATTTTCTTAATGCCGTCTTTGCTTTTTTCGTCTATGGCCTCTAGATGTTCTAGGTCCTCGTAGTTAAACGGGCGGTATTTAATGTAATGTTCGTCCGTCCAACCGTCGCTAATTCCTGCTAGGCTGTATTGTTTAAATATTGCTGGTCGTGCCATTGCGTTATTCCTTTCGTTATTTTTACGCTGCTACGTATGTTGCTACGTCGTTTGTTAGGGTCGCCCTAATCGAGTAACCGCTTGTTAGGCTAAGTTCGCCAGTAAGTCCCATTGTCTGTTCAATAATGCTGTCTAGGTCGTCGCTGGTGTCAAAGTCTGTAACTGCAGCCTTTGGCATTTCAAACTCAATGCCTGGGTTAAGTCCTGCGCCTAAGTCTACTGCTGTGTTAACAAAACCAAATACAACGCTTTTCTTAGTGTTCGCGTGGTGCATGTCCTCGTATGTAGTGTCGGTATGTCGCGCTACTACTTCGCCCGTTACCTCAATCGCGCCCCCATGTATTTCTGCTGGTTCTGTGTCGCCTAGTTCGTGGGTAGGTTCTACGCCTAAGTCAATAGTAATTTTACCGCTTTTAATTGCGCTAGCTGTGTTAGCTTGTGCGCCTGCTATGTCGTCTACGTCGCCAAACTTTACGTATGCGTCTTTGCTAGTAAACTCGTATTCCTCAACGTAGGCGACTGTTTCCGCGCTGCTTTCGCCCTGTTTGCTAACAATGTCGCAAGTAAACTTAACGTAGTCGCCAGTTTCAATGCTAACCTCTAGGCTTTTAATCATTGCTAATGCGTGGCGGCGGCTTACTGTTCCGTCCACTCGGCTAAGTGTAAGGCTTTGGCTGGTGTTGCTTTGGTCTACGCTAAATACATGGTCGTAGCCAGCCCCATTTACGCTGCTGTCTACAGTTCCAAATGCGCCTAATAGAATAACGCCAAAACTTTTACTGTTTACTTTTCCGTCTAATGCGCCCTCGGCCCATTGTTTAACTGTTTCACTGTCGCTAAACTTTTCGCGTCGGTTTAATGCGCTTTCATTTTGTACGGTTTCGCCCTTACGCTTAAAGCCTAAGCCAAGGTGTCGTACCCAGTATTGCGCTGCAACTGCTGTGCCGCGTGTACTTTCAATTCCTACCCCTACTGCTTTGTTTCGTCCAATATAATCACTCATAATAAATACCCCTACTTAGTTTTCTCTTTTTTAACAATCGCCTCAACTTCTCTAAGGTCCTCTGCCTCTACCGTTTTACCTAAGCTAGGTACAAAGTAGCGCTGTTTTTTAACTACTACCGTCTTTTTAGCGGCCTTGCTTTCCGTTGCCTCTGGTTCTGTCGTTTGTTTCTTGTTACTCATATACTATAATCTTATATTAAAATTACTATTTAAACAATATCATGGCTATACCTAATACGTGCTGTGGCCATAATACCTAGTACGTTGCCCGCCTCTGTTTCTAGTATTTCCCAACCCGCTTGCGTAGGCTGTGTTATCACTGTAAACCCAGGCTGCAATGCGTCCAATTTATCTATAACCAGGTCCGTAAGGTCATAACCAATGTCAAACGCTGCGCCCTCTGCGTTAGCGTCGTTAGCCTCGTATTGTACGTAGCTAATAATTAAATACTCTGCTGTGCGTTCGTTCTGTTTGTTCGTGCTAATTTCGTTAGGCTGGCCGTTAAGTATCACGCGGGCCGCTGGGTAGCTGTTAAATGTTGCGCGGGTATCACTAACAACCTCTGCAAACGCGGTTTCGTCGCCGTACTGCAATGCTGTAAGGTCTGCTACTATGGTCGTTTTTATGTCTTTAAGTTTACCCATTATAAGCCTTTAATTGTTTTGGCTATTACTTGGTTAGCCATATTATTTACTGCTGGTTTCATTTTAACATAAGTTTTCTGCGCAAACTTCTTACCCTTAGTACCTTTGCGGGCAATGCTGCGGGCCACTATAAACGGGCTTACTTCCTGGCCCATTTTAATACGTACCCATTTAGCTAGCGGTGTACCGTCCCTAAACGGTGGTAGCTTTCCGCCAGGCCTGCGGCCAAACTCCATAGGTAGGGCGTGTTTGCTATCACTAAAAACTATAACTGTGTCTGCGCTTTGCCACTTAGGCCGTATGCTGCGCCGTAGGTCGCCGTCAAATACTGGGCTTTCAATTCTCATCTGCGCCTGGGTCATAATGCTACCTCGGCTTAGTATCTCTTTTTTAGCTGCCCGTATTTTCCCAGGCGCTTTACCTAGCATGGCCTGTACTTTTCTGTCGTCAATCTGTATGCCAATGCCTGCCTGGGCCATATTAACTACCTACGTTTAAAGCTAGTTCAACGCGCTTATGGGCTGTAAATGTTCCAGGGTTGGTTTGTATACCATTTACCTTATAAACGTTGCTAGTGGCCTCGTCTGTAATGCTGTCGCCTGTTTTAATGTCCTGGTCCTCTAAAAAATACCCGTCGTAGCTTTGGTTTAGTTCCATGCCTCTAGCTGCTGCTGCGCGGTAATCGCTAGGCAATATTAAACAACGTACGCCTGTTGCCAGTTCAGTACGGCCCGTTTTATGGCTGTTTGCTATAGCGCCCAGTCTGTTAATCGTTACGCGGTTAGTTAGCGTGTTGGCCCTCATGTTAAACCCTCGGTACGCGGTAGCGTCTTAGCGTGTTCATAAATACGCTTTCGTCTGCAAACTCAATGCGGTAACTGCCCGTACTTTCGCTTTTAACGTGTCGGCTGTCGCTGCCTGCTGTTCCTGTGTAAAACTCTTTAGCCTGTTGCAATGCCGCTAGTTTTAGGTCCGCTGGTACTGTTTCGCCGTCCCGCTTGCCGTAAACGTAAACAACTGTAACTGCGTTGTAATCGCCTCTGTTATAGTCGTCGCCGTAATTCTGGTCTAATGTAAGGCGGCCTATAAAGTTAAAAGTATAGTCGTCTGTGTCTAGTGCTGCGCTTTCGGTTTCCGTTCCAGTCTGGTAATTCTTAACGCTGGTAATACTCTTAACGCCCATGCGCTGTAAAAATATACTGTCGCGGTAGTCCTGTATTTCTGTGCGTGTTTTGTCGTCGCCATAATTGCGTAATGTAGTTTGTTCTACCTGTTCGTTAACGGCCTCAACTACTAACGTTAGGTTAGCGTCCTCGTCTGTTCCAGTAATTCCCAAATATGTTTTAAGTTCTGCTAGTGTAATCATAATTTATTTAATTCCCTGCCCCCATTGTAAAACAAAAACCCGCCATTTTATATAGCGGGTTAATTGCGCTGCAATAGTTTTACCTATTTTTTCGCTTTTTTGTCTGTGGTTGTGTCGGCGCTGTCGTCGCCGCCGTCTGTTTCGGGCTTTGCGGCTTTTTTACCTTTTACAGTGAATGCGTTTTTAATTCTCCACCTTTTAGCATATTCCTCTAGGCGCTTAATTTCTTTAGCGTCCAGGTCGCGTACGTCGTTGCGCCTGTAGTGGTCTGTGTTCTCGTTAAATGTTACTTCTGCCATAATTTTTTATACCTTTCGCTGTCTTAGTTGTGTCTAAATAATAGCACAAATGCAAAAACGGGGCTTATGCCCCGCCTTGCTTTACTGCCGTAGTCGCTTAAACTGCGGTGTTGTTTAGGCCTGTTGCGTCTGCAAATGCCTCTGCTAGTACTGGTGCGCCGTCTGTGTAGTGAATAACGCGTACGCTAATCTTACTACGCTTAAAGTCGTCGCCCTCTGTACCGTAGTCAACGCGTATACCGCCACCGTCGGCAATAACGTATTTACTAAAGTCTGCAAACCACGCCTCGCCGTCCGCTAGGTTAGCGTCGTAGCCTACTGGTCGGCCCTTAATCTTTTCTACGTCGTTGTCAAAGGTTTTAAGCAATGGGTCGCCGTTGCTGTCCTTAGCGCCGTCGTAAAGTCCCGCTGTAGCGTCGTTTATCATAAACGTACCATTTACGCGGTAGGCTTTAGGTAGTTTTCGGTACAAACTCATTGTATCGTCGTACAAGTTGTTTGCTGCCCCTTCTACTGTCTGGTCTGTTCCAGTCGCGGTGCTAGTGTCAACAGTGGTATAGCCTAATGGCTTGCCGTTTCCGTCGCCGTTTGTGTAAGCTGCGTCCTCAAGTCGTTGTATCGCTACTGCAAACTGGTCAACAACCATGCCCCTAATGTCTGGGTTGCTAGCTGTTTGTGTTAATACTTCGTCGGTAAACTTACCAAAACCTACTGCCTTAACAGGTCGTAGGGTTACGTCTGCAAACTCTGCCTCGTCCAATGTGGCCTCGTCGCCCTCAATTACCCAGTAAGCATTTACTAAAACATCTTGCGCGCCTAGCTTTAGGTCGCCAGTAACGTTGCTAAGTACTGTTGCGTACTTACGTATTTCACTGGTAGCCTCTAGCTTTTTAATAATAGTACTTTCAACGGTCAACGGTACTAAAAAGCCGCCGTTTGCGTTGTCTGTAATATTCTGGCCCGTAAGGTCTGCTGCTTTGTAGGCTGCTTTAACTTCGTTTTCAATCTCTGCAAGTGCTTTACTGTCGCGCTTTGCAAATGCCTTAAACCAACGGTTTTCTAGGTCCGCTGCCTCTTTTTTAGTAACGGCTTTAGCGTCTTTAGCGCCTTTTCCGTTGTCAATAACTGCGCTTTTAGCTTTCGCCTCTCGCGCTTGTTCAACTGCCTTGTTTACAAGGTCTTGCATTTTCATTTTCATAGTGTTAATTCCTTATAGAAAAATACTTTTATATTATTCGTCGTTTTTGTCGCCGTCGCTGTCCTCGTCCGCTAGCGCTGCCGCTACTGCGTCCGTAACTTGCTGGGCCTGGTCCTCTGTAAGGTCGTCTGGGTCTACCTCGTCGCCGTCCGTTCCGCCTGGTTTGTCCCCAGGTTTACCGTCCGCGTCGCCTGTAGCGTCGCCGTCCTTACCCTCATCATCACTAACTGCGTCGTCTTTACCGTCGCCTGTAGTGTCTTGCAAATTGTCAATGTCGGTTTTAATGTCCGCTAATGCGCCCACTAAGCCTGGTTCTTTGTCGCCGTCCCCGTTAATAACTTGTTCTAAACTAGCTAGTTTGTCATTAACTGGCTGTAGCGCCTCTGTAATAAATTGTTGTAGTTGTTCCATACCCTCTAATTTATCATCTTTGGTAAGTGGCCGCAAACCCTCTAATTCTTTTTCCATTGCTTTACTCAAAAATTGCGCGTCTTTTTTGCTAATTAAACCGTCTTTAGCTGCTAGTACAATCGCGTTAGGGTTCGCTGGTATAGGTACTATGCTAATTTCCAACAGTTCGTTTTTAGTAAGCTGTACGTTTTCGTAGTCGTCGCCGTCTAAATACTCATTGTTCATAAAGCCAACGCTAACAGTATTTAAAATACCCGCCTTAACCATTTCCCAAATTGTTTTAGCTTTGTCGTACATTTCTACGGCAAACTCAATAACTGCGTAAGTTTTGTCGCCCTCTGTATATATCTTAATGGCCTTACCTATAGGCAATTCCCAACTGTCGTGGCCAAATAATACTACTGGGTTTTTCTTAAAGTTCTCTAAGTCCCAACCGTCCTGCTTAATAACTTCGCCCTGGCGGTCTACGCTTTCGTCGCTAATAACAAAGGTGGCCTGGTACTTGGCCTCGTTTATGCTGCTAGCTTTACTTCTGAAAAACTTTTGTAATTGTTTCATGCTTTTTTATACCCTCGCTATAATTTAATACTATCATATTGCCCGTAAAATAGGTATAAGTACACACCTACAACTAGCGTGTAGTGGCGCGCCCTTAACACTATCGTAGCTAAACTTCAACGTTCCCGTAGTTTCCTTGCCCGCGTTCGTGGTGTAATCAACTTCTAGCTTGTCGCCCTTATTAAAGTAGTTGCGGGTTAGGCCAATTTCTAGGCCGTCCATATCGCTACAGTACGGGCATACGCGTTCGTCCTGGGCTGTATACCATTGTTTGCCCTCAACTACGCCGCTTTGTTTCCAGGCGCTAATATCTGCGTAAGTCTGCGCCCTGGCGCTTTCGGTCCTGGCTATGTTGTCTGCGCGGCGGGTACTGGCAAAACCTAAAGTATTTTCAATTCTGGCCCTTAGTTCAAAGGTAGTTTCGCTGTTAGCTATTCCGTCGGCTAATGTAGCACGTAGTTGCTTTTCGGTTTCGGCGTTAACGTCGCCGCCTACCTTTGCTGCCTTTTCACTAAACCAGGTTTGTACGTCTTTTTTATACGGGTCAAATGCTGGTACTTCTAGGCCGTTGTATGCCAACTCTGCCATTGCGCTATAACCAGTAGTGGTAATAACATTAAAGTAAAGCGGTTTAAGCGCCTTTGCTAATTCGTCATTGTATCTATTCCACTCTGCAAACAAAAACAACTGGTTAGGGTCAATTTCCTTACGGTTCTTAGCCTGCAAGGCTTTTTGTACCTGGTTAGTTTCCAGTAAGCCTACTAGGTCCTGGCGCTGCTTTTCAAATATTACGCGGCATTTCTCTATAAATTGCTGTTCAAAACTGGCGCTACTCTGCAAATAAACTTTGTATTTAGTTTCGCCATATTCTTTTATTGCTGCGGCGGGTATTTCAGAGGCTTTTTTTTTTGGGCTTTGTCGCCCTCTAGTGGTTCGTCGGTACTATCGCCAGGCGCGCCTATAGCTGGGCGTGTTGTTCCTGCCATGCTAATAGGTACTAGGCGGTTGTCTATGTAAAACTGTTCGCCCTGTTTGTTAGGTAGTGCTGGTAGGTTATAGCCTGCGCGTACCTCGTCAATAGTGGCCCAACTGTTAACTGCTGCGGTTGCTGCCTTTAGTTTTATTTCTACGTCCTCTGGTACTATCGGTTCTGTATAAAACTCTAGTTCTGTGTCGGCTAACTGTACCAACCGCGTATTAAGTAACTCTAGGTATTGTTCAACTCTAGGCTTAACTGCGTACTTAGCTAGGTTGTATTCGCTAGCGTCCATGTTGCTACGGTTCGCGTTCTCAACGTCGCCTAGCATTGCGCCACTAACAAAGAAAAATGCTAGTATTTCTTTACGGGTAAACTGCTGGCTGGCCAAAAAGTCCATTTCTTTTTGCGTTAGCATAAATGGTTTAATTGTCGCGCCCTCTACAATAATAGGTTTATGGGCGTTTTCTGTTCCTGTAAATGCCTCGTTAAAACTCTGTTTAAAGCGTTCGTATGCGTCGTCTGCCATTTCGCCTGGTGTTTCAACTACTATGCTAGGCCGCGCGCTATTGCTAAAAAAGCGGCGGTTATATTCCTTAGCCTGTTGGTCTGTGTCAATCGTAGCGGCTGCGGCTGCAATAACGCCACGCCCTCGGTACGGGCTTTTAGGGTCTGGGTTATAATCGCGCAATATATCAAAAATACTGTAATCTTTAGTCCCGTTGCGTACTACGCTGTCGTCCCAGGTTTTACCTATTATAAAGTCTGTAGTATGCGCTGGTAATACATGCAATGCGTCTGGCAATGTCTTTTTATTGTCGCCGCCCATTTTAAGTTCGTAGGCCTCGCCTACCATGTTCATATATGTATAGTGCAACTTGCGTAGCTGCGTACCAGTCATAAAGGCGTTAGGCTGCTTAACCAACTGTAATAATTTATGGTCCTTTACTTCCTCGTAAGTGCCGTCGCTTTTTCGTTTGCGTAATTTAATGTCAATGTTAGCTGCTGCAATACAAATAATTTCGTTGGCCTGCCATACTGCGCCTACGTTGGCCTCTAGCTGGCTGGCTTTGTTTCCATATCTGTTTAGTATGTTACTGCTACCAAAACCGTCCATAGGTGGCAATGGTTGTAAAAAGTCTTTGCGCTGTACCAATCGTGTGCCACGTAGTGCCTTTACTGCGTTATCTATTCTACCCATGTTATAACGTCCTCACTCTAAATACTTTTTCTTTTTCTGGCTTAATGGCCAAACCTATACTCCAAAAACTATCGCCATGCCCTAATTCGCTTTCCATAGCCTGTAGGTCGCTTGTAACCGCTAGCACTTGGTCTGTCTGTCGTTCTGCGTTCAACAGTTCTATTCTACTACTGGTTATAAGTGTGTCCAATTCTACTGCCATTGCGTTTTTACTCTTTAGGTTAAATGCTACTGGTTTAAATACTCTTTTAATGTCGGCTGTCGCCCTTTCGTAAAAGGCCTCAAACTCGCCTCTAGTATTATCATACCGTAAAACATCTAAATTATATAGCGCTGCAACTGCTAATAGGTAGTCCCACTGGTCGTTATAGTCCATGCCGTCTAGCCAACGTTCGTATAGCTGTTTATACACGTAATGGCCCTCTTTATTTTTCCACCTTTCAAATATAACAAAGTGGCTAGGGTGTCTGTGTTTACCAATGTCCAGGCCTGCTATTGTTTCGTTCGGCCCTTTATAATCTCGTACGTATTGTAGTGTATCATTTATGGCCGTTAACAATCGCTGGCGGCTAATGTAACTGTCCTCGCTGTAGGCTGGCTTTGCGCGGTATTCCTGGTTAAATGTCTTTTCGCCAATGGTTTTGCGTATGTCCTCTAGTTCTGCAAAGTCTGTCCACTCTGGCCAAAGTGCAATACGGTTAACTTCGTCTTTCATTGCGTCCTGTATGCGTACGTCCCATTTATTCTGTAGTTCTGGGTTGTAAAAAAAGTCCTCGTAGGTCTGTGGCGTTCCTACAATGCGGCATTTACCGCCCTTGTTTACCATAGGGTATATTTCGGTTGCAATGGTCCTGTTAACTTTCCTAATCACTGTAGGCGTTAACTTGTTCTCTGGGTCGCGTAATGGGTCGTCAACGTAAATACGGTCTGCATGTATACCACGCTTAAAGGCCAGTAGTCCCGCTGGGTTGCAAGTGTATAAAAAGCCGTCGCGTTCATAAGCTAACACGCCCTCGGCCTGGGCCTTAACGTCTAGTATGTCAATAAAAAACGGGTTACGTTTAATAAAACTTTTTAGCTTTTTTAAGTGGTAACTACTAAGGTCCGTATTGTATGAAAAGTACCACCCCTCTAGGTCGCGTTCAGTTGTAAATATATCAAACATTGCCTCTGCGTATAGCCTAGTGCTTTTAAAGTGGCCACGCGCTGTAACGTCCATTGTCCAGGTTAGCTTTTCCATACGTTCCGCTATGTCGTCCACGTAGTCGCCGCCTACAAAGTCGCCACCAAAACTAGCGCTAAACACGTTGTTAACAAAAAAATTAAAGCCGCCAGGCTGCCTACATTTACGCCTAACTAATTCAATCTGCGCTAGTACTACTTGCGCTTTAGTTGGTTGGTTCGTCGGTATCATCTGCTAAGGCCTCGCCCATTGCCGTAGCAATACGTTGTACGTCTTTGTCGTCCATACGGCTTAATATTGTTTCGCCATTGCTTTTTAGGTCAATATTTTTGTTAGGTGTTCCAAAGGCCCTGTTTAGTAGGCTGTCAATCGCCATATTGTTTGCGGGCTTAGTACTCAAGTAATAATATTCGTCGTCGCTGTCCTCTAGTCCGTCGTCTAAAAACTGTTTAATAGTTTCCTCGTCCGTAATAGTAAATGTTTCAGTAGTGCGGTTTTTGCCGTCGCCAGTAGTCTTTTTGCAAAATAGGTACTGTTCGCCAGTCGCTAAGTTAGCCTGGGCATTAAATAGCCTGTCTGTATGCCTGCCTACGCGTT